GGACACTTTAGGAGTTGCAAGTGTAGCTATTGGCGTTGAAGCCCTGGAAGCGCAAAACTTTACCACGGCTACAAATAGTTACAACGTAGCAGTCGGATTCAGAGCAGGTGAGGCAGTCACCACGGGACAGCAAAACACCATCGTCGGTGGACTTGCAGGAGATGCCCTTACAGACGCTGACTTTAATACAGTTTTTGGTTTTCAGGCATTAAGCGCAGATACACTAGGAAGTAGAACGGTTGCTCTCGGATACAAAGCTTTATTTGCTCAAAACTTTACTACAGCTACGGACGGCTATAATACGGCGGCGGGGTTTGAGGCGCTTTCGTCAGTCAACACGGGAACCCAAAATACTGCGTTCGGTGGTCTTGCAGGTAACACTATTACCACTGGCGCGCAAAACACTATGTTGGGCTATGCAGTTCAAGCCAGTGGAGGCTCAGGAACGAGGCAGATTGTCATTGGATCAAACCAGAGTGGTGGTGGAGACAACACTGTAAGAATAGGCACAGTGACTGCAACAGCTACTCTATCTCTTGATGGCTCTGATACTTCTTGGGCGGCGGCTTCAGACGAAAGATTAAAAACAGAAATAACAAACTCTTCCGTTGGTTTGAGTTTTATCAATGCGCTCAGACCTGTTACTTACAAATGGGCTGCTAAAAACGCTATTGATGAAGATTTGCCTTACTACGATGCTAATTCTTCAGACCCGTGCAGAGGTACAGAAGGTAAAACTCATCATGGGTTTATCGCTCAAGAAGTTAAAGCTGTTATCGACGCAAACTCTAGTGTGAAAGATGGTCATAATATTTGGTCTGAAGATCCTAACGGCACACAACAGCTTGCACCAGCAGCACTCATCCCAATGCTTGTAAAAGCAATCCAAGAACTTTCCGCAGAAATAGAAACCCTTAAATCAGGAGGATAATTATGTCCAGAGATGCAGACCAAATCGCGCAAGATTACTCAGCAATGCTAGGTAGTGTAAGCGTAATCACAAACTGTCTTGACGATAACAACGAGTTTTGTAACGACATGACCAGTGCAGAGAAGAAAGAGCGCGTAATGCGTAGCTCTGGATACCTGTCATTTATGAAAGACTTAGACGATTGGGGCAGCGAAGATATGTCAACGATCACCGCAGCAATTTCTGCTGCCGAAGCGTACTCAGCATAAGGAATTTAAAAAATGATACATGACGTTCATAGCATTGAAGAACCTAGCGCCCAGCCGACAGTCACGATTGACGGTGAAGAATATTCGTTTGAAGGTTTGTCTGTAGAAACTCAAGCAAACATAGCTAGGGTTAACGAGCTACGCCGTGAGGTATCTGCTTTACAGATTCAGATAAATGAGCGACAAGCTCTATTGCAAATGTACATCAAAGCTATCTCTGACTCTGTGCAGCCTGTGGAAGAAAAAGAAGACGAAGCTGTTGTTCAGTAATGAGCGAGATCTCTTATATGATGCACCCGCTCCCGTCAGTATTTCTGATGGAGTTAGATATTCCAGAGGGTTTCGTTACTCAACTGAACGAGTATCTTGATGGCCTCCTTGAAGAAGAAGGGCGACGTACAGCGGCTGATACGCTCGTTGGTCAAATCCGCGAGGGAGAACAGCTTAGAATGGATTGTGATAACGCACTTGTCGCTGGTTTTTCTGGCTTCGTGCGCTCTATGGGTGTGGAGTATATCAATGCTTTCATGAAGGGTTCTGGTCAGGTGCTAGATGGCAACCGCAACGTCGAGATAGACGATCTGTGGTCAGTACACAGCTACGCAGGAGACTACAACCCGATCCATGATCATGGCACTCAAACGATCATGGGCATAAGCTGTACGACTTGGACGAAAGTGCCACCACAGATAGAACAGGGGCCACGCCCAGGATCGGAGGACTACGGCTTGTATAATGCGTCGGGTGAGTCTGATGGCTGCTTATGCTTCAACTATGGGCAAAGCTCACAGTGGGATAGAGAGCGGTTAAGACCTACGCAAAATGTCGTGGTGCGTCCACAGGTAGGTAGGCTGTATATGTTTCCATCTTGGATGCAGCACATGGTCTATCCGTTCCGAGGTGAAGGTGAACGCCGTACCGTAGCGGCCAACTTAAACTGCTTTAGAGAGGAGTTAGCCGCATGAGTTTATTAGAAATTGTAACTACTTTGACTACCTTGTCAGTCGTTGCTTCTGCCGTGTGCGCCGTCACGCCGACCCCAAAAGACGATGCGTTCATGGCGAAATATGTGTACCCGGTGATTGAGGCCCTGGCACTCAATATTGGCAAAGCAAAAGAATAACTATGTGCTATCTAGCGATGGCAGAGGAATGGGGCTTGGACAAGGGTGATAAGGCATTACAGGAAATCAATGCACATGAACGTGAGTGTGCGTTGAGGTATGAGCGGATAGAAGAACGCCTAAAAGATGGCTCTAAGCGTTTTGATAGGCTTGATGAAAAGATCGACCGCTTTGGCAATAGGCTTTGGTGGATCATTGGTTTAATCGTTGTGAGCATTTTAGTGCCACAGTTTTTAGGAGGTTGATATGAGTGACGGAACAATAAAGATTCCAACATGGGCATTGCCGATAGGTGCCGCTGCGCTGTCCGGCGCAATGGTGTGGGGTGCTAGTCAGGCGCAAGCCCAGGCTACACAAGAAGAGGTAGACCGTATTGAGGCTGCTGTTGTTGATGTGGTTGAGGAACAACAAGCAACGGGAAAGTTGGCAGCAGTAAATGCGAGCAAAATAGAGGCTATAGTCGATTCATTAGCGGAGCAGAGCGAGACAGCGAAGGCGTCGGACGCGAAGCTACAGCAGCTAATAGAGATAATGTTGAAGCAGAACTAGAGTATGACCCAGCCAATCCGAATCTGTACTGTGATTTAAGGGAATGGCGTATGTTAGAGCTAGTCAACCCGCCACAGTATCGGCACTGCATTGCTATGGAGTGGATGCGTTATAACCACCGCCAGTGCGGGTATGGCGCACAAATTTATGTACAAAACACGATGTCGCGTGTGCTGGGGACTGCTCATCAGCTTGATGTTGAGCTTCTTACTTGGGACTTGGTAAAGCCTCAAGCCGTAAGAACTCAGGCAGTTAAACAAAAGCGGAGGCTATGATGGAGATAGCGCCGTTCCCCAACAGCGTGAATGTTCCTCTCCACGGCATTGATCAGTTGCGCAACTCTTATCGCATAGACCAAATATCTCGTAACACTACCAAAGAGATTGCTGCAATCACAAAATATAGTGAGTTTGTCTACGAGTATCGCAGCGGTGAAATACATACTTCAACACTCAAAGTTTTACGACAAGACTTTTTGGATCTTGAAGCATGAGCATGATGATTTTCGTTTTGATTATTCTTGAACGGGGTCAACCCACAGGACAAGAGTTTTATTTTCAAGAGCTTACGTCCTGCCTTGAGTACAGCAACGCACTTAACGCACAGTCTGTCGGTAGCATCAATCAGCTTTTAAGCAACAACCGATACTTTTCAACGTATTGTGCAGTACGAGAGATACCTACCGCAGATGCTGGCAACAAAATACTGTTTCGTGATCCAAAGAAAAGAGATGATGAATGAGTCCTAAGAAACTAGAACCAAAATCGCGGTATGCTCAGTATGACCTTGATGGGGATGGGACGGTCAGCGATGAAGAATTGGCAAGAAATCAAGAGCTTGTTGAAATCGAACTGCGAGAACAGAAGGCTGATAGTCAACGGAGAATGGCTTGGGTTAGTCTTAGTAGTATGGTGGTTTACTCTATATTACCACTTCTGCCCTTCATACCTGAGTCTCGTCTGTCCACTCTGGCGTCTTTGAGTGACATGTTATTTCTTAGTCAGGCAAGCATAGTAGGTCTATACTTTGGTGCTACAGCGTACATGGCAAAACGATGAGCATACTCGCATCACTCATAGGCCCAGCAACGTCATTGCTCGACAAGGTTATTGAAGACAAAGACGAGAAGAATCGCATCGCCTTTGAGTTGAGCACCCTTGCAGAGCGCCATGCAAATGAACTAGCCAAGGGGCAACTAGAAGTAAACAAGGTTGAGGCTGCACACAAGTCGCTGTTCGTTGCCGGGTGGCGTCCCTCGATCGGTTGGTGCTGTAGTCTGGGCCTTTTGTATCATGTATTGATTGCACCCATCGCGGGTATCTGGGTAGAGGTTCCAGAAATAGACCCATCGCTATTGATGACGACTATGACCGGGATGCTCGGTTTAGGCGCTATGAGAAGCTACGAGAAGACCAGAGGCGTGAGCAGGGAGAAGTAAATGTCAAATCAACTGATTGATATGCTCAAACGGCACGAAGGCGTGCGAAGTCATGTGTATCTGTGCTCCGCTGGTTACGAAACCATTGCAGTTGGCAGAAATATAGCCGAATCAGGTTTGGGCTTGTCTGAAGATGAGA